AACGTTTATTCTATTATTACTGAAGCTGAAAATTTAGATTTTAGTTCAAAGGTAAATAATAACGATATTTACTGGAGTAATATTAGTACACAAAACGCAACAAACTTTGTAGACTTAGCAACAAACACAATTAACATTCAAAACTTTGACGTTGATGTTACAAGTCATTCAATAGGAATAAATGTAGTTTCGGCAAGTGTTTCGGGAACTATTTATATTGACGTTTACCAAGACGGTAATTATTATCAAACATTACAAACAACTACAACGGGTGCTTTACAACCTATTACTTTTCAAAATACTTCAGGATTAAACACAAATATTACATTTCAAGTTAGGGCTACTAATTCAATGAATGTAGGAATAGTTGTAAGTTATCAAATTTTAGGAATATTTGAAGACCAATTCGGAAACTTTTTTAACACTTATTCAACTTGCACAATACAAACAACTACAACCGTATTAAGTGGTAATGTAAGTATTACTTCTACTATTCCTGACATGAAAGTTAGTGATTTTTTTACGGGCGTATTAAAAGAGTTTAATTGTACTTGCGTAGCTACTTCTGAAAACGTATTTGAAATACTACCTTTAGAAGATTGGTATTCACAAGGCGCAATTGTAGACATTACACAATATACCGATATAGATTCAATAGATATAGAACGAATTAAGTTGTATAAAAAAATAGCTTTTAAATACCAACAGTCCGAAAGTTTTGTTAACCGTAATTTCTTTAGAATATCGAATAGTGAATACGGAAATGTAGAATATCAATTTGCCTACGACGGTGACGAGTATGTAATAGAAACACCTTTCGAAAATTTATTATTTACACGGTCGATTGACAATTCAAATAACTACGCTGTTTTAGGGTACAACCTTAACGAAAGTTACAACGCCTATACACCTAAACCGATGCTACTTTATTTGTACGGTGAAAGCAATGATTTAAGTTTACACCCGATTTTATTCTTTGACGGAACTACGCACCAAGATATAGATTCATTTGCACAATTCGGTCAAGACCTTACCTTTCAAAATCAAAAATATAGTTTAAACTTCGGCGCTGAAAATTCAGTTATACATTTAGAAACAATTCAACAAGGTTTATACGCTGAATATTATTTTCCTTACTTAATTAACTTGTTTAATTTAAAGAATAGATTAGTTCACGTAAAGACGAATTTACCTATTTCATTATTGACTAACTTAAAACTAAATGACCGTCTTATTATAAGAGATAAAAGATACATTATAAACGAAATGAAAAGTAACCTAACAACGGGTCAAGTAGATTTTAGTTTGTATTTAGATTTTAGACCGATAACAAGCGGTCGCCCTTACGTTCCGTCTTTTGATTCTCAATGTATAGAAGTTGCTATTAACTTTGTAAACGGTGCGGTTAGTGCTGATATAACAACCGATTTCGCTGGTGTAACAATTTCACCAAGTACAATAACTTCTTCGCAATTTATAACGGTGTGCATTCCTGAAAACACGGACACACCCGCAAATATTTTAACTGAAAATTCAGATAGTTTAATTACTGAAGAATTTCAAAATATAGTAACTGAAAATTCTGCGGTTCAAGTTATTACTTTGACTATAACGTACACTTTGAGTAACGGTCAACAAGTAGCAAATCAAATTCAAATATTACAACAATGATTCAACTAATTTTAGAACTATTAAAAGCCGATAATTTTTTCGGTGTAAGTGAAATTGTAGACGTAGCGAAAGGAAAACACGAACTAACGGACAATATTAAAAAAGTTTATAACCAACAAAAGCGTAAAAGATGGCAGAAAAACGGACAATAGAATTAGAAATACAAGACAATAGTAAAAGCCTAAAAACGCAATATAGGGAAGCCGTAGCGGAACTACAAAAGCTTTCTCAAACTTACGGGGAAACGTCCGACCAAGCGGCTATGGCTGCAAAGAAAGCCGCTGAATTAAAAGACCAAATAGAATTCAGTAAAGACATAATTAAAGGCTTTAATCCTGATGCAAAATTTCAAGCTGTCGAAGGTGCTGTTAATGGCGTAATGAGCGGGTTTCAAGCGTTTGAAGGTGGTTTAGCATTAATAGGTGTAGAAAGTGACAAAGTTCAAGAAGCATTATTAAGAGTACAAGCGGTAATGTCTTTAACGCAAGGTATTAATGGTTTAATGCAAGCGAAAGATGCTTTTTCATCTTTAGGTTTAGTAGCAAAAACCACATTAAAAGGAATTAAAGCCGAGTTAATTGCCACGGGTATCGGTGCTTTTGTTGTTGCCTTGGGTACGGTTGTCGCATATTGGGACGACATAAAAGGAGCGGTTAGTGGTGTAGGTGCTGAACAAGAAAAGTTAAATAAAAAGACGGAAGCAAATTTAAAAGCAAGTGAGGATAAAGTTAATGCCTTAAATAAGCAAGACAATATATTAAAACTACAAGGTAAAAGCGAAAAAGACATACTTAAATTAAAAGTAGCCGCTTTAGATACTGCAATTAAAAACGCACAAATAAATGTAGCAAATCAAAAAGCTACAAAAATAGCACAAGTAGAAGCGGCAAAAAGAAATAAAGAAATACTTGAAGGTATTATAATGTTTATTACAATACCTATTCAAACTATTTTAGGTACTATTGACGCTGTTTCTGAAGGTTTAGCATATATAGGTGCAATTGATAAAAGTTTAAGCTTGCGTGCTAATATGACAGATTATTTAGCAAATTTAGTATTTGACCCCGTAGCAACTGCGAAAGAAGGCGACGAAGCAATTAAAGCCGCTGAAGATAAATTAACTGAATTAATAGACCAACAAGCTGCGTTTAAATTAGAAATAAAAAACATTGATAAAGAAGCTGCAAAAGGTAGTTCAAATACTGAAAAAGGAGCGGCAAAAGAAAGCCTTGATTTAACTCGTCAAAAAATAGATAAAGAGATTGAGTTAATGCAAGAAGGCGAAGAAAAAGAAAAACGTATTTTAGAAGAAAAAGCAAAACGAGAAAAAGAAGATTTAGCAAAGTCAATTGAAGGTAAAATATACGACCAAGAAGAATATGCTAAAACGCAACAATTAATTGAAGACAATTTACAAAAAGGTTTACAATCAATAACCGATAAATATGACAAAATAGAATTAGATACTTTTAAAGCAAAAGAAGAAGAACGTTTTAAATTAGAAGATGAACAATTTAATGCGCTTCAAAAGTTAAGAAATTCCGCACGTGACCAAGAACTTTTAGAACTTGCGCAAAGTTATGATGCTAAATTTTTAGCTGCACAAAATAATGCTGAATTAGAAAAAGCTTTAACCGAGCAATTCAATAAAGAACAAGCCGCTATTGTTAAGAAATACCAAGACGAACAAGACAAAATAGACAAAGAAAACGCTGAAAAGAAAAAAGCCGAAATAAAAGCCTTAAACGAATATAGGTTAAACGCTGCTAAAGACACTTTACAAGTAGTTTCTGATTTAGCTACATTATTCGCTGGTAAAAGTGAGAAACAACAAAAGAAAGCGTTTCAAATACAAAAGGCGGTAAATATAGCGACTGCGGTTATTGACACTTACAAAGCGGCAAATAGTGCTTTAGCAAGTTCACCCCCGCCATTTAATTATATTGCCATGGCTGCGGCTATTACTGCGGGTTTAATTAACGTTAAAAAAATAGCTTCACAACAGTTTCAAAGTAGTTCAAGTTCTGGCGGTGGTGGTGGTTCAAACGCCCCTACTGGAGCTGCGCCAATGACTGCTAACTTTAATACAATAGGTTCAAGCGGAATAAATCAATTAGCACAATTACAACAAACGCCAACGCAAGCCTACGTAGTTAGTGGCGAAGTAACAAGCGCACAAGCTTTAGACCGAAATAGAGTACAAAACGCAACATTATAAGTTAATGAATTATGGCAAAAGTTGAAATAATAGAATTACTGATTGATGAGACAAAAGAAGAAATGGGTATCAATGCCGTTTCGGTTGTTGAAAGTCCCGCGATTGAAGAAAATTTTGTAGCGCTACAAAAACACGAAGTAGAACTAAAAGAGGTTGACACTGAAAAGCGTATCTTAATGGGTGCGGCTTTAATTCCTAACAAACAGATATACCGTAAAAACAAGGATAAAGAGTTCTACATTTACTTTAGTGAAGATACTGTACGTAAAGCTTCGGAACTATTTTTAATGCGTTCTAATCAAAACAATGCAACGTACGAACACGAGCGTAAAATGTTAGAAGGAATGTCCGTTGTTGAAAGCTGGATAATTGAAGATGAAAAAACGGATAAAAGCCGATTGTATAACTTTAATTTACCTAAAGGAACTTGGATGATTTCAATGAAAGTAAACAACGATGAAGTTTGGAAAAAGGTAAAAGACGGTGAAGTAAAAGGATTTTCAATAGAAGGTTATTTTGTAGATAAATACGACATGAGTTCACACGAAGACGAAGCGTTAATTGAAAAATTAAAAGACTTAATAAATAAATATGAAAACACCAACGAAAAGTAAAACAAGTCCTAAAGGCGGTAAACGTGGTTGCCTATGTAAAGACGGTAAATATTCAAAAGAATGTTGCAACGGTGACTTACAAAATCAAGGGATAGGAAGTTTAGTAAATCAAGGTACTTCTACAATAGTACATTTATAAAAAAGGAACAATTAAAAAACCAATAAGTTAATAAGCTATGATAAACAATATTTTAAAGAAAATCGAAAAGGCTAACGAAGTTCAAAAAGTAGAACTTGAAAAGCACGAAGTTGAACTTGCAATACTTGAAGATTTAAAAAAAATATCTAATGATATGATTGATAGTCTTAATGCGGTATCTGATGAACGATTAATTATCATCAATGCTCAAAATAGAATGTCAAAATCTATAAATAATTCAGAAAGCATTATTAAAAATGTTGAAAAACAACTTGCAGATTATCTTAAGCAAATTAAAGATTTAGGAATTGAACAAGTTCCGGCAATTGCTAAAAATATTCAAAATGAAATTGTAAAATCAAGAAATAGTAATAAAAAAGATTTAGAAAAATATATACAATCTTAAATAAAATAAAAATGAAAAATAGCCTAATCAATCAAATCAAAACTTTACTCGGAATGGAGGTAAAGTTAGAAACAATGAAACTATCGGACGGTGTTACAGTTTTAGAAGCTGAAATGTTTGAAGCTGGTAACGAAGTATTTGTAGTTACTGAAGATGAACAAAAAATAGCTTTACCAATAGGTGAATACGAACTTGAAGACGGTCGTATTTTAGTAGTAGTAGAAGAAGGAATAATTTCTGAAATAAAAGAGAAAGAAGAGGAAGAAGAAGAAGTAGAAGAAGAAGCGCCGATTGAAGAAGAAGCGAAGAAAGAACAAGAAATGGAAACGGCAAAAGTATCTCCTAAAAAAGTAGTTGAAAGCATGATTAAAGAATCTTTCTTTTCTGAAATTGAAGCTTTGAAAACTGAAAACGAAACGCTAAAAGCGGAACTATCTAAACTAAAAGAAGTTAAAGAAGTTGAACTTTCTGAAGTTAAACCAATTTCTTTTAACCCTGAAAACGAAAACACGAACGATTCTATAAAGTTAAGTGCAAAAAGACAACGCACAACTATGGATTCAATACTTGAAAAATTAAATAAATAATTAACTAAATACAAAAAAAAATGAGTACAACTTACAACTTTGTATCTAACGACGTAACAAGACAAGTAGGACTTGTTGAAACGTTGACTGGTGCAACTACTTTGACTGCTGAAGATTCGGATAAGTCATTTTATTTAAACGCTGCTGCTGGAGCGCAAATTACTTTACCAGCGGTTGCAACTTCTGCGGGTTTTAGATATCGTTTTACGGTAGCTGCATTATTTGCTACTACTGCTTGGACTATCAAAGCTGCTACAAACAAAATTCAAGGTGGTGTTATTGTGAATTCAGTAAACGTTCCTGGAGCTGATGAAAACACGATTACTTTTTCTGCTTCTGCGGACACTATCGGAGATTTCGTTGAATTGAATTGTGACGGTACAAACTGGTATGTTTTCGGATTGGGAACTGCTGCGGGTGCAATTACATTAACTGCTGTTTAATTAAAATAAAAATATTATAAAATGGAAAAAATTAATTTAAGTACAAGTACAAACATTACCACTACATACGCTGGTGAGTTTGCTGGTAAGTACATCGCTGCTGCTATCTTAAGCGCACCAACTTTAGAGCAAGGTGGAATGACTATTCACCCGAACGTGAAATTCAAACAAGTAATTCAACGTGTGGCAACGGACGATTTAATTCGTAACGCTTCATGTGATTTTGATGCTTCTGCAACAGTTACGTTAACTGAACGTGTATTACAACCTGAGGAGTATCAAATAAATTTACAATTGTGTAAAAAAGATTTTCATCAGACTTGGCAAGCGATTGAAATGGGTTACTCCGCATTTGATGTAATGCCTAAATCGTTTACTGATTTCTTAATCGCACACGTAGCTGAAAAAGTAGCTGCTAACATGGAAACTTCTATTTGGCAAGGTGTTAACGCAACACAAGGTCAATTCGCTGGAATCATGACACAATTAACAACTGATGCTTCTTTGCCAGCGGCTCAAGAAGTAACGGGTACTACTGTTGATGCTTCTAACGTAATCGCTCAAATCGGTTCAATCGTTGATGCTATCCCGACAAGACTTTACGGACAACCTGATTTAAAATTGTATCTTTCTTCTAACATCGTAAGAGCATATATCCGTGCTTTGGGTGGATTCGGTGCAAGTGGTTTAGGCGCTAACGGTACAAATAACTTGGGGACACAATGGTACACTAACGGTTCACTTTCTTTTGACGGTTTACCAATATTCCTTGCTAACGGTTTAGCAAACAATACTGGTTTAGCTTCTCAAACTTCTAACTTGCATTTTGCAACTGGATTGTTAAATGACA